ACTTTTTTGTAACTTAGTACAATACATCCCTTTTTCTCTGCGGAAATCATCTCTGTATTTGTAAGCTTTTCAAGAATCTCCGAAAATCCAGTAATTACAGTATGGGTAAGTGAAGAACCGGAAGACACAGCACCAATCATGCCAGCAATACGTGCGGCTGTCTGATATCCGTCAATTACTGTTCCCTGCTCCTCTATCCATGCATTTAAAACATAATTCATCTTTTCATCATTAAGTGCCGCTGCATGTTTCATTCTTGTTTCTAAATCAACAGTATGTTTTTCTGCAACAACTGCCTGCGCAAGAGAACCCGCATCAAAAATTCGATTCACAAAAGATTGTAACAGCAGATGGATTTCTGTGTCCTCTGTATCAAGACAGACTGTATTAAACTCGTATGGCTCAATCTGGGCAAAGGCATTCGCGTAATCTCCTGTAGTTGTCTCTGGGTTTGTACCACTGGTAAAGGCTCTTTGCGATATCATTTCCAGAACAGCGCGCTCTTTATTTTGCTTTAACTCTGCTTTGAAGTTCTTAGAGACTGCCAAGGCATCTGCCAGTGCTTTTGCCTCACCTTCCCCAGAAGCAAATTCAACCTTCTCAAATTCTGTAGTACCAGCATAAAAAATACATTCTTTCAAGCTGGAATCTGACAGTTTTTCCCGAACTGTAACCATAAAATTCTTTTCTCCAGGGTATTTGGCTGTGATGCAAAGTGTATCTGAATCATTTACATCTTTTAAAGTAATGGTTCCCTGGGTGCCTCCATTACCTACTCTGCAAGCAATAATCGTCTTTGCACCGCCTGCAATCGCCTCTCTCATTGCATCTGTGGTTAATCCAGTTCCAAAAATCTTTTCATAACCATCTTCAGCATTTAATTCTACTGCTGTATTCAGTGGTCCGAAATCTGCCTTAAATATTACGGCTGTCACTCCATTCATAATACCAGCTACAGCATTATTGCCTTTTTTCTGGATATTAAAATAGGAACCTGGGCGAACTTTTGTTTCTCCTAAGATAAAAGTACCTGCCATTTATTGAACCTCCCTTTTCATAAATTTTTCTACAATCCCTTTTGCCTCCGTAACAGTACATTCTGTTTTTCCAGCAGCTTTTAATGCTGCCTCAATACACTCCTGTCTTACACCAAAAACCTTTCTTGCATTCGCTGCCAGCTCACTTACGGAATAGATAGATTCCTGTAAAGTTCTCTGTTCTTTTTTGGGTGCCTGCTCCTGCGTTACTTCCACTTTGATATCAGTGGTTTCGACAGTTTTAGTCTCCTTTAATGTTTCCTTTGCCATTGTATACCTCCTACTTATACCTGACATGGGCTGCTGCCAAAGAATGTGGTTTTTCCTTATACCGCAGCAGCCCATAATGACCTGTTACAAAAATCTGACCATCTTTTAAATAGTCCGATTTATAATTTGCCTGTAACCGTTTAATGAACATGGGCGAATGGTCCAACATGATAATTTCTCCATCTAACGACATACGGTTTGCAATCACAGCCGCCATCTTGAGCCTTGTTTCGCTCTCTGGACATAAAATATGGACAGCAATTCTGCCGTCCAGCCATGCAACTGTATTTGTTTCTTCAGACTTATCTACAGATACCAGGCGACAATATATTACGGGTCTTTTCCCTGTTGCCTCTGTGATTTCCTCCATCTGGTCATATCCCATAATAAAACACTCTGGATATAACTCTTTAATATACTTATTCGTCGCCATAATTGGATCTGGATCAGATGTCTCCTGCGACGGATATTCCAGAATATCAAACCGCACTTCACTTCCAATCGTAGTATTTCCCTTCTTTTCATCTATGGTGAAAGCGTCTGTCCTTGCCCATGCAAAACAATATGGTGTTCCTCCTTCTGGTTTCAATATCACATCTCGAAGGCAGTCCTTTATGAACGGCTCAATCTGTTCTGGCATGACTTCTGTTGTATTCTGACAGAGAAGGGACACGAAAAGCGTGCCTGCACTGTGCCGTTCCTCATTTGCCAGAAGGTCAAAGTTATAAACTATCTGTGGATACTGTGTATTTCCACCCCACCCTTCCTGACTTTCTTCTGGTGGCTCTGTACTGAAAATAGCAGGACCACCACCAAATGATGCAAGATTTTCTATAAGGTTCTTTGAACAAATAAACCGCTTATAAATCAGTTCTTCTAATATCATTGTCCTCCACTCCTTTTGTCTCCTGCTGCTCCTTATCTGTCTCTACTTCATATTCCTTTATCTCTGTCATATCAGCAGACCATCGAATCTCCCATTGTCCGTCGATTACCTCGGACACCGGAATAACAAAATGATTTGTTACATTACCAATTCCAGGATAATACTGTACAATTAACTGCTGTTCTGCTGCCGTTGTAACAAAACCGGCTTTTCCTTCATTCCATGTACAATGTTTACCCCAAAGCAAATCTCCGCGCTTAATTTGGGACATATCAAAGGCGGCTGTTGGTTTTTCCATTATTAGTGCCATAGCTTACCCCCCTATGTATAAGGCTCGCTGTAAATCTTCAGGATTTCTGGCATAGCCTTTTCTTTTATTTTCTCTACAAATGGTCTTGGCGCTATTTTGCCGTCATTTGTACCATTTTCCAGTATTCCTGCATAGTATTCCTGGCTCTCAAGTTCCGCTACAATAGCAACTCCTCCATTAGAAGAATTTTCACTCCTCACCTGTCCGTTCCAATGCATACGGAGATTCCCTGTCCGTCTAGCGGGTGCTTCTCCTGGTGCTGATGCTGTATATGTTGCATGTTTGGTAAACGGTTTTCTATAAACTTTTCCACTTCTTTGTCCTTTTAACACTTCTAATTCAGCATTCCTAATTGCATTTACTGCCCGAACTCCTCTGGAAATTACTTTTCGGTTAACTTCTGATACCTGCTCTTTTATTGTTGCATGAATCGCACTTCCAGCACTTCCGTTTTTTCCATCTGCCCATAATTTCATTTTACATCCTGCCTTTCCTCCGCATAATATATTGTCGATATGCCAAGCATACCAGTATCATCAATATCAACAATATAGAACACACGCTCTCCAAGTATCAGCTTATCTGTTCTTTTTGCTTTGGGACTTCCAGCCTGCACAATTGTATGAGTAACCACATGGTCTTTCTGGCTATGGTTTGTTCTCTCCTCGTCGGAAGTTTCTGCAAGACACCCCTTCAATATTTTTGTCCCATCACCGCTATGACTGTTTGCCACCCTTCCTGTGCCTGTCACCACCTGTTTATTTTCTTCCACAATAAAATCTTTAAACAAATTCCCTGGTCTCACATACATCATTCTTGTATTGTTCATCTGCTTTTTGCCCTTTCATTGCGCTGCATACCAGTATAAAAATATGGAGGCTTACAAGCTGCCTGCTTACTAAAGTGTGGTACACTACATTCTGCTGACACTTCTTTTTTCAGCTTGTCGTAATCTTCCCGCCATAACTTCGCCCTTTCTTGCAGCTCCAACGTTAGTGGACCCGTTTTCGTACTGACCTCATAAGAAAAGCGCCTGCACAGACTTTCCAACAACATAAGCTTTGCTTTTTTCCATGATTTTGGATAGGTTTCAATGGCGGCTTGGATTTCCTCATCAGTCAGCGCCGTTGTATCGGAACAACCTTCTACCATGACATCGCCCAGCTCAAATCGCATACGGTCCTTTCCAAGTTCCTTAACATTTCCTGGATCATATGTGTATGTACCCTTTGCCATTAGGTATCAACTCCCTCTGTATTGGTTCCTGTGGCTTTATTACCGCTTGTAGATTCGTTTGAAGCTGCTTTAATGGAGAATAATTTATCTGCCTGCTCTTTGGCTGCATTTTTAACCGTTTTACGGCTGTCTGCTGCATGGAGAAGTATTAATACATTCTCACTCTTAACATCTGCGATTGCCTTTGCACCTTCATCAACATTTAATTGCATAATGGAAAATACCTGCTGGATTTCCTCGGATTTTGCTAAAACTGTCATATGCTGTTCATTTTCTCTATCAGAATCTATGACTATATCGATCATGACCGTTTCCATCAATGTTTCTGAATCAACTTCCTTTCGTTCTGCGGCCGACTGCTGCAAAGCTTCCTGTAATTCTTTCTGCTTTTGCTCCATTTCTGTAATCGTATTATTAACAGCTTCCTCTATTGCCTCCGCAAGCATCTTGTCAACCTGCTCTTGTGTAAAAAGGGTAGCAGACTGTTTATCTGCTACCCCCATGCTGTCATTTACAATCGTAATTACACCCATTTTCTCTTGCAGCCTGGCATCTGCCACAAGATTTTCTGGTATTTCATTGCCAATGTAGAATTTTTTTCCTCCAAAGCTGCAAGGTTTATTTGCAATCAATCTCATAGCGCGCCTCCTATACTGCATCTGCAAAGAACATCGCCAAATCGTCTGCTGTCTTTTTCATATCAGCAGCCATAAGACCCTCAATAAATTCGGAATGTGTGCCATTCTCTCCTAGATAACTTAGAATTGGCAAAATATTGCCATTCCCCAGCATATCCCATGTAAAGATATAACCTGCGGAAGGTTCATCAATTGATGGAGAATCTGTCGCATAAGCTAACAGGAAAGCATTTGGATCGCCAATGTATTCCATCTTTGCAGTTTGCCCCAATTCTGCTTTATTCATAATGGAGCGCTGCACTGTAATCCTGTCAATTCCAAAAAGCTGTGCCAACACATTTAATGTAACAGAGGCAGGATTTGCTGTAGAGCCTCCATATTTTACTCTTTCCAGAATTGCAGGGTGTTTCTTTAGTGCGTTAAACACATTAACTCCCAGCGCTAATCTGTTTGGCATACGTCCAGTAGATTCTTCCATTGCTGTTTTCTTCTCATCCATAAAGGACACCGGATCGGAATTGGCATTGCTAAACTTAATAAACTGTCCAGATGTCGGTATGGTAGAATCAACCCCCGTAAGTTCCTGTCCCCATACACCCTTTTTGAAAAAACTACGGGCAAACCATGCGTCCTGGTGGATATTTGCCTGTGACGCCATTGTCTTTGTTCTCTGCTGTTTTGGGTCTGTTATCCTTGGACCCATTCTCCGGTTTAAGTCTGTCTGCCTGATCTGGTCAATACCCATAATCATCTGATCTACTACACAAGCATAAGTATCCATATGTTCGGAAAGTACTGCTGGATCGACTTTGCCGTATGCTGGTTTTCTATGCCAGTTGTCACGTAGTAAATCCTCTTTATCAAATATGTAATAATTATCAGAGGATAAAGACACTGGGCAAATCGGAAAAATCGTCTTTGCAAAACTCTTTTCATCACTCTGGTAATATGCCAGCGCCATATTTGACAACGCTGTGTGTGGTCTGAAGGCACCCTTTGCAATATCTGCTTGAATGCTCGCTGCTGTTCTTTTCGCCATTTTTCATTCCCTCCTGCTTTAAGCTTTTTGATATTTGGCAATCTGCACTCTGCAATAATCATCTTTTGCAACTGTTGAAAGTGCGATACCTACTACATAGTTACCGGATTCTGCCTTAACAGCCAAACCGTTAGATGCTGTGACTTCATTCCCTTTGGCAATTTCGCCACCAGCTAAGATATAGCCAATATCCTTAATCTGAATATCAACATCATCACCGACATTTACCTTTCCAGATTCCACACCGGAAATATCATTGATTCCAGCTTCAATCAGCGCAACCCCTATTAAAACGGTAGAACCATCTGCCGCTAGAACAACATTGCCGTCCTTATCATATGCCATAATTCGATTTCTCACGTCCTCGATAGCAGCTCCAGCCTGCTCTACAATCGTAACACTCTGATTCACCTGTACTCCATTGAAATTCCTGTTTCCCACTTGTTTATCCTCCTTCCTTAAAATCCTGCCTCTGTTTCATACTCACTCATAAGTTCTGGGTGATCTTCCCAGGCTCTCGCTACTGCCGCAGCATAATCCAAGGAAGAATTTTTCTCCATATACCCTTTGGCAATGGTTTCAATTTTTGCCTCGGCTGCTCCTGCTGTAGAACCATGACCGGACTTTCCAATTTCAGAGAATACGCCGGATTTTTCAACCGCTGCTACTGCCTGGTCCAACACAGCAATCATATCATTGTAGGCAGTTCCTCCCGCAGCTTTAAGACTTTTCAGCATAGGCACCAATTCCTCTTCCTTTTTACCGATAATCACATATCTCTTTGCAACCTCGGTCAGTTCTCTAGCCTCGGCATCTTCGCGGAATTTCTTCAAGCTTTCCAGCTCTGCCCTTACTGCGGGGTGCAGTCCCTTATAGATGCTGTCTGGTTCCTCTGTTTGTACAACAGATGCCACCACATTAGGCACAGGCTGGGTTACAGACTTAACTACTGTTGGTTCTGTAGATACAGGAGGCAATAACTGTTCTAGGGGTGCTGATGCGCCTCCATCAACAGTATTGTCTCCCTCGTCCACTCCATAGCGTTTTTCAATGTTTTCCAGAAAAACTCTCTCCGCATCTGTTAGTTTACTCTTGTCAATCTTCATTCCCATTTCCTTTTCTTCTCCTTTCGGTTTTTGGTTGTTATCCGGTTCCTCTTTTTCAGATTCCTCTTTAGCAGCTTTTTCAATTGTTTCATTCAGCCTTTCTACAGCCGATTTCATAATCTCCAACTCTGCCTCTGATATATCTTCATTTTTCTTTACAATGCTGGCTGACCTGCCGCTGGACCACTTCCTGATTGATTCCTGCACTACTGCGTAAAATTCATCAAGACTCTCCTGCATTGCTGCTGCCGCGCTGGTACTGTCCAGTTCATCATCATTGAGGATTGAACAAAGAGAAGACTGCAATGCATAACCGATATCCCATATCTCATCACAAATCTTTTGGTTGTTGACTTCATTGACTTTCTCACTGAAACTTATGGAATCGCCTTTCTGTATTTCAGCTACTGCACTGTCAATTTCCTCTTGATTCATACCAGCCGCTTTTCCAATAAAGCCAAACAACTTTTTAAGTATGCTACTGGAATTTTTCGGTTCTTCCCTGTCTTTTTTCTTCCTCATTTTAATGTCAGCATCAGGATTTGCCCCTTCATCTACAAAATCTACCTTCTTGATTTTAAGATTCCTTAGCTTTGTTGCCACCTTCTTGTCTCCTTTCTGTGGAATATATAAAACAAAAAGGCATCTGTTTACGAATGCCTTTTGATTTATCATGAATATATATTATTCTTATGCCTCATCTATCTCTATCCTTTCGGCTTCACCCTCGATAGAAAACATGGTATAAGTTCCATCTTTTACCTTTTCCCATACACCAGAATCAGTAACTTTAAATCCAATCCACCAGCCAACTGGCAGCGTTCCTACTGGAATCCCCATTGCTGCCATTTTATCCTCTGTAAATACAACGCTTTCTATTAATATAGCAACACCGCCTCGCTCATGCATTTCGCCGCCTTCACCATAAAGCCTTACATATTCATAAGCTGCTTCCTCAAGCTCACAGGGAGCGATAATGTCACCCTGCCAGTCCTCTATTAACTCACCATCTGCGCGTATGGATACACTCGCCCATCCAAAGGCAAGACGCCTGTCATCATCAGATTTTGTTATCTTGAAACGTCCTTTTAGAACCTCATTTTGTTTTTCAATTAGTTCAGAGAATTTTTTCACTTTATCCTTTCTGCCCCTTTCAAATATGAATATAAAAAAAGGACCTGTTCCCAAGTCCTTTATTTTTTCTGTTTCTTATAATCATCTAATTGTTTTCTGACTCTTTTTTTATAATCTTCGATGTCAAGGTATGTTTCAAAATGGAATAGAGGAAATGATTTCTCTATATCTAACTCCTTCCACTCTTTTCTCATTTCCAAAAGTTCCTCATCTGTACGTAAACGCTGCACCATGTTTTCCATGAAACAACCTCCTTATATGCTTCATACAAATCTTTCAACATTCCCTTAAAACCCTTTCTAGTTGGCAGTATTTATCAATTATCTCTCCCAATAACAGATATCAGCAACTTGCTTTCTCATAATCAATTAACAGTTTTCTAATTGCCTCCTTATAACCACTCGTCCCATTGTATTCATCATAATTGAAAGGCGGAAAAGGCTCCTCAATTTCAAGTTCTTTCCATCTTTTTCTCATATCCTGCAATTCCTTATCTGTTTTCAAAAAATTCATTATACCAGACTTTTCCATGCTATAATCTCCTTATATGCTTCATACAATTCCTTTAATATTCCATCAAATTCTTTTCTGATTGCAGATTCACTCATATCAATACATGTTATGTTCGCAAATACTTCTAACGAACGCTTATAATCAGATGCCAAATATTCTGGAGTATGTCCAATAAAAAGCATACCATTCGCTTTTCCTCTTGTCAATGAACTTATCAAATCATTAAATGCAAAATCACTACCATAATCATCGTTCTGTAACAATTTTTCTAAACCATCTAAATTTGATATTATTAATGATTCCGTATTATCCATTGCCCGCCGAAAATTTTCATTTTCCCAAGAATGAAGAAATAAATAATCTACTCTATGAGCATTTTCATGTGTTAATGCAAATCTCATATCATAATCATTTGCATTTTCTGCATATGGATTATATAAGATAACATCCCTGTCGCTATTGTATACAAATGGCAAATTCAGTGTTTCATTCTTTTCATATTTAACTTCATCATGACTCATAAGCAATCTTATACTCATAGCCTCATCACCATTTGTATTAATAAGACTACTATCATAATCATCTATTGAAGCATCTATCCACTCATCTCCGGTTCTCATAGGACTTTCTATTAATTCACTATGATTTTCCACCTCAATATACTCCACGGCACAAGCACACCGCGGGTGCGCGGGTGGCAGCAGATCTTGTCCTGGAAATAACATTCTGCCTTTAAACGGAAAACTTTTGTCCATTTCAATTTCTATACCTTCAAGTGCCTGACATGTGCTGCATACCCTGTCATCTCCTGATGTGCTCCATCTCTTTTTTACTGTTCCAAGATAGCCCTGTTGTTGTGCCTGCCGTATTCCTTCATCTGCTCCTCTGTTATATGCAAATGCACTTTCTGTCTGCGCTATAGTCATAGCTCTCTGACGGTGTTTCTTCTCTGCATATTTGCAGGTTGCATCAAGCGCTTTTCTCTGCATATTTTCTGGCTTCATTCGTGGGTGCTCTTTTTTCAGATTCTCTATAATACTGTCATAAAGTTTAGCTGCTGCCTGTGCATCACCTTTTGTCAAGCCAATACAAGGGCGGATAAGTCTGGATAGTTCATCAACAGTATGCCCCTCTTTCATCTTCTTTGCCAACAGAATAGAGATAGCTTCTTTCTGTTCACTTGTACAGGCTGTAACCAATTGCGCCCCTCGTGTCTGAATCCACTTTAACATGCCTGGTGTCTGTGTGTTAAATACAAATGTTTTGTCATCTAAAATAGGCTGTCCTGATGCACCAGCAATGATTGCATTTGTCCATAAACCTTTCAACCTGCCTGAAATTAATTTGGAATAGTCCTGTCTCCATAATTCTATGGCTTCTTTACTTAATGTTCCATCTAGTACAGCCTGCCGCAACTCCTGATAAGTAATTGCATTCTGCTGATCTTCCCAAAAGCCGCAAAGAATCTGTACTGGTTCCTCACAATTATTTTCAAGGTATTCTTCAAGGCGCTCCAAAACTTCCTGGCTGTTAGCTGTCTTTACTTTCTGTACTCGTTTTGGAGGAATGATTCGTAATCCCATGTGCTGCTTTTCCTTTCTGTTCTGGCTGCTTTTTTGAAGCTGTGCAGCATACTTTATATGTTAAAATATCAGTTACCTTCCTAATCGTTTTTTAGCTTCTTCCACCTTATTATCTTGTATTTCCTCATCAGGTTCGGTACCCGCGGCTGTTTTTGGCTCTGGCGGCTGGTTCTGCTCCTGCTGTTCCTGCCTTGTTCGGTCAATCTCCCTGACATCAGAATAAGTTCTATCTGGAAGATGTCCGACCTGTCGAATGTAATCTTCTAATCCATCATCAGGTATCAAAACGCCAATTCCAGTCATGTCTTTTATAAATGCTGCTACCTTTGTAATATCTGCATCTTCTATATCTCCATGTGTCATTTTGGGATATTCTGTAATGCCAGAAAAATACTGACCGTTAATGTCAATCAATGATGGTATGCCCTGGCTGTTAAATGTCTCACAGATAATATCCAGAAACGCTCCTATAGCAACAGCAAAAAGCTCTGTTTTATCAGAACTCAATGCCCAGCTACCTGTCTTGTCATGCCCCAGAAAAATGAAATCTGCCAATACTGTCATAGCGATTCTGGTATCATAACGATTTACAATCGCATTGGTGTCAAATTGTCGCGTTCCACCAGAACTTAGTAATTCCAACTTATAACCAAACGGAAGGACAACTCCCTCCATTTCGTCCCTGCGAATATTTCTGACCATACTTTCAAGTCCAGCTAGTATATCAGCATTTTCTGGCATGTTTTTGTCCCATAAATCTACACCGTCTGGTCCATATAGCACTGGAAGTCCTGCCAAATCTCGCTCAATACCAATTCCTTCTATCTCTTGGATTCTCCGCTTGAAGTACCATGACCGATAGGCATTTCTAAGAATACTCCTTCCTTCTGGATTGTTCTTACGACTTTTTGTCCGAAAGAGCAGCGCCTTCTCCATAGGAATTGTAAATGTTCCAAAATCTGGGGGCGGCATCTGTGTCATTCCAAGCAGATTATCCTCATTGTCATATTCCCACTGATAAAGTGTCTCTTGTGCCCTTATTGGAAGCTTCTTCCAACCAATAAGACCATCATTAAATTTGCTCTTTGTTCGTGTATCTTTCGTATTTCCCATACGTCGCTTATATACAATCTCATGAAAGCTCCAACCATAGGTGAGAAAAGACAGGATTTCTGATATTGTGTCAATCCATGTGTCCTGCATATCGTTCATGCAGCTTTCCACAAATTCAGCAGCTTCTTTATCCTTTGCAGTATCTCCGCCTGGCTGCACATTCCAATTGCATTGTCTTACCAGCATTTCTATAGAAAAGAGGATAGCGCCTACTATATCATCATTCTCTGACATTTCCCTGTATACCTCTATCCCTCGTTTTCCCCTTAGCTCATAGAGAAATTCTTCATAAATATTTCCGCCATAGCGCCGCTGCCCTATGCGACCTATCTCTTTGTTATTTGCCATCTGTTCTCACCTCACTTCCTCCAATAACTGCTCCTTCCCAGATTACTGTCTGACGGTGGCGCCGAATATGTCCAGCCGTTTTCTATTTCGCTGAAAGCGGAACTGCTTGCATCTACCATATCCTTAAACTGGGATTGTGGAAAGCTCTCAAGCTGGTTGAAATACATCTCATTCCAGTCTGCTGCCAGTATATCTACATTTCCTTTATCCATTCCTTCCAGTCCAAGCCACTGTGCCGAGAATGGTTCTGCTCTTGTAACCTTATCCCCTGATTCCGGCAATATCTTTACAGCAAATCCTGACAGAAATTTCAAAAAGCTCTGTGCCTGCGCCTTGCCCGCCTGTCCTGGGTCTTGAGGAAGGCGTGTTATTACTCTTCCATACTTTGCCTTGTCTGCAATGCAGGTCATTTTAATCAGCTCTCGTACTTCAGCGGAATCCAATCTGCGGTTAATCACATCAGCAACAATATAGCGTCCATTTTTGCGTTTACCGATTAGCACACCAGCCGTATATGCAGGTTCTCCGTCTTCGTCCTCCGAGGTTGCCGCTAAGTCCCAGCCTCTCGCCCATAAAACCACATCTGTAGGTAATACTTCTAGCATATTGACTTTAGTTCTTTTAAACATTAGTCCTGCTGCTGCCTTTATCTTCCAGTTGCCTCTAAGTAACCGTTCCATGTCAACCTCTGTCATTGCCTTCAAGTTTGCCAAATATCCAGGATCGCTTTCCATCAAGATTTTATTATTTTCCAGATAGCTTGCAATGAATGTAACACTTTTGCAATCCTCCACATTGACCTCATATTTCTTTGCTAACTCCTCAGGAGTGTTTTCCCAATAGATGACATCATTTAGCACCACCATCCACCTTACTTGCCCTGATCGTTCTGGGATTGCATAGCCAGTTTCCTGGTCTATCCACCAGTTAATAAACTCTGCTACCCATGAATCCGCATCAGGGTTGCAGGTCGCTCTCACATACGGGCGAATGCCACAAGTAGTTCTGTTTCGAGAGAGCATATACAGAAACTGATGTTTTGTGAAATGTGTCAGTTCGTCAAAACCGATATAAGCAATCTCTGTGCCTTGCCATGATTTGAGGTCCTCATCTCTTTCAATGTGAGCGAAACTCAGCTTCGCACCACCATCAAACCTCCAATGTAATTTCGGTGACTTCCGTGAGTGGGCATCTGGAATCTGTCCAAATATCTTATTACTGGCGTCCCACAAACCGCCTTCTGCCGTTATCTGATTGTAGTTATGGCGAAATATCACAGCACCAAAACCTCTGACATCTTTGTGTCGAAGCGACTCCAATAACAAGGCATACGTCTTCCCTCCTCCAGCAGCACCTCCGTATATGATAATATCAGCCGATGATGCCATAAACTGCGTCTGAGGTCCAGCCTGGGGTGCAAGCTCGAAGACATTTTTCTTATCCCTTCCGTTGTTTGGCAGATTAATTGCTGGATATGTTATCTCGACAATTTCACTTTCTTCCTCTGGTATGAAACTAAAACGGTTCAAATCTCCAGTCAATTCTCCAATCAACCGGATAGCAGATGTGTCACCTTCAACCAAAGCCTTTTGCATAAGTCGGACAACAACCGCTGTTTGATAATTCTGATCTCCCTTTTTGATGCCAAAGGCTTCCAAGTTGAGCTTATTTTTTTGTCCAACCACCTCCATTGACATGAGAACTTTTGCTGTCTCACGCATGGTTTTTTTTGCCCTTCGGACCTCCCCAGATTTTATGCCACCGTTTCTGCCCCTCTCCTTTGCTTCTTCCTTGGTTCGTACCGGCTTCAAGTCCTTCTGTGCCACATCTGTCACACCACCTTTCCATAGGCACAAAAAAGGAACTCATTATAGCCTTTTTCAGCCTTTTTCGAGTTCCCTTGATGGATTTATTTCCTATTCAATTTCCATGCTTCTATTCCCCATACAGACAACTGACTACTTCTATTCCCTTCTCTATTGCCCTGGGTATGTCTATTCCTATCTGCTTATAGAATTCTGGATGCACTATGCACTCATACGCCCTTGCCATTGTATCTCTCTGTGCCTTTGTTACATTTATCCGAAAGTCCTTTGCAATCCGAAGAGCTTTCTTCCATTCCCCAGCTTTTACTGCTTCCCTTACAATATCTGACTGCTTTACCAACTTTCCATATCTTACTACCATATGGACAACTCCTATAATCTGAATATATCAACATGGGAATTGCAGAATGCGGCAGTCTCTCCATTTCCCAGATCCAATACCAGATACTCGTTATATTCATCTCGACTGTTTTCATCAGTTTCCAATCCGATTTCAATAGCCCGATCCCCTGTCACTACTTCAAATCCTTCAATCTGATATTCAATCTCTGCTACCTTCTTGCTCTCCTCTTTATACTTAACTCCGTCATATACTTTAACTTTAACCTTCATAAGTGCTACCACCTTTTCTTTGTTATTTATCGTACTCGTAACATAGCACCTACGTTTTTTGTGTCAATAGATATTTATAAAATTTTTTATATAAAAAAGCCAGGGCAAATTTTACACTGTCCTAGCTTTTTTCAACCATTTCTTCATGATGTAAAAAGTACAAACAAACCAACAACGACTATAACAAACCATACGATTGTAACTACAAGCTTTAAAAGCTCTTTTATAACCTTTTTATTCATCTTGATTTTGCAGATGGACTATGATATAGTTGCATTGGGGAGGACGACCTCCCCTTTACTTTATTGGATACTCTCAATAATCATTTTAATTACTGCAATAAGAGTTCCAATTTCTAACGCAAGCTGAACAAGTGCTCGAATCACTTTAGTCAGCTTGCGTATTTTTTTGTCCATCAACAACCTCCTCCTTCCTGTAATATGTATTGTTTAATTACAAACGTACTCTAACACATACACCATCATTGTCAATAAATTTTTCAAGAAAAATCATCTTCATAATCAATACTGATCTGGCTCCAGCTTTCTTCCTCTCTTGAACTGCTCGAAATCTGCCCATTCCTTATTCCCCACTTTACCTTGATTTCTCGCCCATGTATAGTAATTCTCCCATGAGCAGTCATCGAACAGAGACATCTGTTTTGGTTCCAGTGCCGCCTGCTCCTCAATTGTCATGTCTAGGTCTGTTTTACCGTTCCTTTTCCCAGTGAGAGTATGAACATCGAACACCCAATCCGGTATCCCTTCCACTCCCAGGTGACATTTCGTAATGTCGATATGTTCAATTTCGCTTTCATCCAGAATGCGATCTGGCAACATGAAATTGCAGGCTACATAGCAGGCATCCCGATTCTTCCTTGCTAGGCAAAGAAGCGTGATCGCCTTCGCTGCAAACAGAGGGTCCTTGTCATATCCCTTCCTGCCTTTGTTGCAGAAATCATCTGCCAGCTTCAGCGCAATTACCTCCTTTGTCATAATACCATAGCAGTCCTCCGCTGATACCACCACCAGCCGCTTCCACATATAGGTGTGGAAATTCCCGAATAATTCATAGGCAGCATATCCCGCCAGGTTTGGGTTGCTCCGTCGAATTGCTTTCTGTAGCATAGATGCCATGTCGTACATATTATGACCATTCTTAGTCATCAAATTATAAGCCATGTAATCAACCTCCTATTTTTTATCGTAATCGTATCGTAACACCTACACCACCGTTGTCAAATAGGAATTGACGAAATAACTGAATTATCTTGGTACATTTATCTGAGGCTTGTTATTCTTGTAATTGTACTTGAAATACTTCCCCCATTTCCGCTTCATATTCTCAATACTATCTATCTGATCCTGGCGCAGTTTCGAGCTATCTCCTCCGGCATTGACATCTTGATAATCTTTACAAATGATATATCGTGGCTTCAGAATAATACGATTATATAGAAGCTCCTGTAATACCAGGTCCAAATCATAATTATATTTACAGTTTTCATCTGGACGGGCTTTTAACACCTTCTTATACACCCACTTCAAAGAACCAGACGTACCCTTAAAGGCAAATTCACCATCATATCCATATGGAATACCAGTAGCATCTATACAGGCATAACCGACATTCAGATCAACCATCATCTGTGCGATACGCTCAATCTCCGCCATAATAGTATCTTTATCCTTGTTCAATCGGGTGGTGTCGTCAAGTCGGTACATCATATCTTCAATATCATCATCAGCAATGAAAACAATATCCTCTGGTGCATGGTCCACAATCCACCAATACGTTCGGATAGCATTGTTAACTTCCTCGTCTGGAACCGCCCACACATTCTCTACACCTGCCTTACGGTACAGTTCCGCTTCGCTTGCCCTCACCACATAAACACACTGTTCCAGTAGATCCTGAGTGAGTATTTTATTGTACCGATGATAGCTCTGAACATAAATTCCAAGCGTCAATTTATCTTCTTTTTTCATCTGCTATCACCTTCTCCATCTTTTTAAAATGACTATCGATGTCATGTCCTTCATTCATTGCATAGTCTAGGATTGACATATAGGGGAGAAAATCTCCCCATAGCTGCTGGTACTCCATCGATTCCCATTCCTGATACACCAGCTTAATACCATTCTCCTGGAAATGAACATCTTTCTGGTAGTTCCTACCTCCGGTTCCCGATAAATAAACATCAGCACCAAGACGTTTACATATCTCAATCACCCTGGCTTCTGCTCTGCTTTCCAGTTTCCAGTTTGATGTGTAATAAACCTTTTTCTCATTCCAGCCAAACCAAAACAGGAAGAAATTCATCAGTGCAATATTTAGCTGTGCCAGGTTATCATAACATTTATTGACAATTTCTTTATAGGCAGGAAAAAGCTCTGAAAAATACGGAGCCTTCTTATAGTTCATCTCTACCATCTTTATGTGTTTGTATTGCCATTTAAGATCATCATTCGGAGTTACCTCCAAAAGTGTCTGACCGAACTTTTTATGCAACGGAATTTTCAGTCGGCACTCGCCCTGTGGTGTCTTGATTCGGTTCCATTCAAACACATAGCCATTACTATACTGTGCATCATCCAAGAATACAAAAGCATCCGCCTTCCAAATCTTGTGGAACACTCCCAAATATGGCAAATAGCATGGTTGATGTATCGTAATCATCATATTTTATACCCCCAATCCAAACACCATCTGAAAAGACTCTGCCATTAGCAAACCAGATTGGCTTCCTCTTAGAACTGCCATAGCATTGATAACTTCCCTAGAACGTGGGTGAGGTGCTTTCCTGATAACATCTTTATAGACGCCTACTGCCTTAACTTTCTCAGACAAATCTTTCTCACTTATACCAACAAATATATTCGGAGTAAAGAAACCATTCGTCGTACTTACATTCCAATCCGTAGAGGAAGGAACCTCCATATACATAATTTTTCTGATTGGCTGAATATTTACAATCTGTCTCATTGGGAGTTTCGATGCTTCTATACAGCATTCTGATGTGATACCATGATCCACATGAACATCTGCTGGATGATGCGTAATCAGAATATCTGGTTGACAATCTTTAATTGCTGACTCTATGAACCGAACAATTGCATGATGGTCTTCATCTTTGAACCTCATACACCCAAAATCTCCAATATAGGACTTTTTCACTCCAAGAATGGCATGGCTAGATGCAATACCATCTTCCAAGTTATCATCCCTGGTAGGGCTCCAATGACTAAGTAGACAAACATAAACTTCATCGCCATTTGTGACTGCCTTGTGCATGGTGGCGCCAGCTCCCAAAACCTCATCATCTGGGTGCGCCGCTACTACCAAATATTTCATGCCTGCTTCTCCCCTTCGTCTTTCTTACTATTTTCTAAAGGCGATTCGACTTTCTCCAACTTTTCTACAATCTGCGCCTTCATCTGATCGTACCAGATTGCTCTCGCCTTAATCTTCCGCTTTTTCGTAATGGCAACTTTCCTACCCTCTATCCCCAATTTGCGAATAAGGTCATTATAATCAATCTCACTCTTGCAAACTATCATTACATAATTGTACTTCTCGTACCGAATCAGCTCCATATCCTCAATTTTCCGTTCTTCTGGACTTTCATTGTTGAGGTCAATTCCGAGATCAAGATTAAGGTCCGCAGTCCAATCTGCCAGCAACTCTAAATCCCATTCGCCAGCGTGGGTATTATCCATAATATTTATAGAGCGAAGTTCTGCTTCAGAATATCCTATCAGTCTCTTAACATCCACCTCAATATCTGGATCACGCCTAGCAAGTATGACGGATCGTTGGTTTCCGGCAATTACATTGTCATGTTCATCTACAAGAAAAATGCCGAAGTCACCGAACAAGTCCATTGACCGTTCCAGCTCCTCGGTTTTCTTCTTTGAAATTTTCCTAGGGTTGCCAAAATTGTGTTTCAGATCGCCAACCTTCATTTTACACACTTCAATCCTTTTCATAGTTTATTATGCACTCCTTTTATGTTATAGTTCTTCTTTCTTTCCGATAGCAAAAAAGACCGTCCACTTTAAGACAGTCCTGCTCGTTAATTGGTACACCACACAACAAAACGCTCAAGGAAATTATCCTTGGGCGTTATTTTTATGTTTTAATAAAGAAAAACTATATGGATTTGTGTCGGTGGTGACATTTGATTGGCTAATACCATTACACCACATTCTTTTTCTAAATGCAACCTACTCTTTTTCTACCTGCAATTTATAGTCGCAAGGAAGGTTTAAATCATATCCCAAGTAGGTAAACAGCCAGTATTCCACATGCTATTCCTAAATCTTTATATACCGTCTTTTCACTTATATTTTCTACCGTAGAAATTTCTTGTACCGAATATTCTCTATCTTCTAAATACATCATGCTAAGTTCTCTGTATCGTCGTTTTGCTTCTTTATTTCCAGACTTTTCGCATTCTTCATGATACAGTTCTATTGCTTTTTCAATACGATAAACATAATATAAATCTTCCTGTCTTCGTTTCTCTCCGTTCTGGATTATTCTTTCAGATTTACTTACTGTCTCCCTTGCATTCCCCATAAGGTCCTGTATGAATTTCCATCTAAGGTCAATCTGTTCTTCTTCCGTGAATCTTGCCTCATCTGACAAAGTAGCCTTAATTCTTCGATATGAACTGAGCATCTTTTTCGTTTTGTTTACTTTATTTTCTTCTCTAGCTCGTTTCTTCTCTACTTTGGCTTGTTCTGCCCTAAATGTTTGCACCGCTTCTTTCCCTGCTATAGCAGCAATCTGGTTTATTTGTTCCTGGGTCAAAACATACATATGTATTTCGTTTTTTGTTTCCATACTGTCGCCCCCTTGACTTATCTTTTCTTATGAGCTATAATGCTCATATGTCAAAGGGCTGTCTCATAAGAAAATTGGGGCGGCTTTTTTTAATTGACATTGTACTCCACCAATCTATTCATTTTAACATCAACTCTCTTTCGATTGGTTCAGTTTTACAGTCATTCTTATGCAATCCGAAAGGAAGTTCATAATCTTCTGGCAATACCCACAAATGATACATTCCGGCTTCGTCAATCAATCTTTCCTCACTCGGAAATACTTCTATTGCTGTCCGCTTTCTTCCTGCCATGTCATTCTTGATTTTTTGTTTTTCAGACCAAGAAATATCTGTATTATCTCTATTTCTTATGCAGAAATGTTCAACAATGCCAATATTTGTTTTGATTAGGCGTGTCATTACAATATATTTTCTATCAAGTCGATAGCATCTATCTAAATCTCCGCACCAACCATCACCATATTTTTTGTCTTTTGGTGATAATTCTCTTATCCATTTACTCATTCCACTTCTCCGCAAACCACTTCAAATTTTCTTTATGACATTTATCGCTTTAAAGGAAATATCTTTGTTTCCAAATTCTGCTAAAGAAACTAATGCTGATAGTTCTCTTGCATCATCATAGAACCTTCTGTTATACTTCTCATTCTTCATTCTTTTTCTTTCCATGAAACGAAGATAATTCTTTGCTGTTTCTACTGTCACCTTTATATTTCTCCTATTTACTTACAAGCTATTTCAATGTTAATTAATCTTCTGTTCGCAACACTCCAACCGAATTAATAATTGCAAAAAGTCTACCTGAACCTTTTGCAATTATAATTTCTCCGTTCTGAATGGCATCCTTCAATTCATTTGTTATAATTTCTTTTGTGCATTCAATTCCTTTTACAAATCCCATTCTGTGGCTTGTCTTTTTCTCTCTTTCAAGCCTACTTTCATGTTTTTTCATTTTTAACCTCATTCTTTTTACTTACAAATCACTTGATTTATACTCTTGTAAACGCTTGTTTGACAAATCATATTTTCTCGATTATTCGAGTTTATTTATAAAGCCTTATTCCACGGTGTGAAATTTCGTACTTTTTCAAGCAAGGTTTCTGGGTGTCCGTCAAAACAGATTGCCCGATCATCTATATAACAAATTGCAGGTGGTTTTTCTTTCATAACTGCATCAACAACGATATTATTATCTGCCAAATACTTCTTGACCGCCGACATTCCTTCTGGACATGCACATCTAGTAGAAACAATAATCACTTCGTAATCTTCTTGCCTTAAAGAATTGATCGTTGATTGTATTCCTTCAACAACTGGATCTGGAATTACATCTGCTCCTTTCCAACCGCTTGTGTAACTGTGAATTACTCCATCAAAATCAAATACTACTGTCTTTTTACTCATTCCCTATTCCTTTCTTATTGTCTTCTTGAATATTTTTATTTTACTGAATCCAAGCTTCCTGTGGCAGCTTGTTCAAAAATAAATCTAGCTTATCCATTTCTTTCCCAAACGGATATTTAAACTCTATTGTGTCTTTTTCAGCCTTGTTGTATAGTTCTTCGATTTGTTTTACCATTTGGAGATAACACGTATTCTGATCTCGCAGGATATCCATAGATGCCTTTAGGCAATCATATCTGTATGTAAGGGCTATAAAAGATTGATAAACCCTAAAACACCGCATGGCAGCTTCTATCAGGTTATCTTTTGTATATTGTTTCAATATTTTTCGAGATTGATCTTCTGCTGCTGTGTCGCTGCACACTAATCTAAAATAATCCCCTTCATAGGAATCATGTCCCAATAACCCTCCGTAATCTTCTCCGGCTCCTACCGCCACAAAAAACTGGTCAAAGCACTCTGGAACAAATTCCTCTTCCAAATCCCACCGCAGTTGTTCACACTCGCTACATAAATCTCCGAACATCATTTTGAACTCATATGCCTCGTCCTCGTCACCGTCTAAAGCATTAATAAGAGTATCATCTTCATCTTCAAAATACCAACGAACATCTTCACATTTCCCTTGAATGTCAAGTAGCTCCTCTTTGATACTATCAAGATTCAGGTTTCTCACAATTGGCTTTTTATATCGCAATTGTCTTGCTTTTTCCCGCTTTGTCGCCTCTACATCTATCAAAGCACTTTCCTCCTCAAATCCTTATTTTAACGATTATTCATCAACTATCAATGTAAATATGTCTTTGTCACTACCTTCATCTTCTCGCATCCAACGTACTGGAAAACCTTGTATTTTAAGGTTTGCGAAGTCCTCATTTATTACATACGCGGGATTTAAAATAATTTCTTTGATTTCACTACTTTTTATTTCTTTTCTCATAAAATCACCACCAATGAAATTTCAGTTTAGTTGATTAAATCCTTATTTACTCAATATTTATAGTCTTCAAATCTTTTAGTTTTTTCAAATACTGCCCTCATGTTTACCCATCTTTGCATTTTTCGTACAATATCTGTAGATTTTGTATGCTCCTTGTCATATATCATCACATAAGGCCAGTAACCTAAATCTCGCAATATGTATATGTGCTCTAAGTCTTGCTCTATCGTGGTATCAAAGTTTGTCAACACGTATACTGTCAATTTCCGTTTATCCCATTGAGTGACCCGCTTAAACTCCTTGAATTTTGGAATAACTTTCTCTTTATCCCCGTATCTATCCCACGCAAAATGAATGTTTTTCGTCTTGATGCGCTTTATCATCTCCGCTTTTTCCTCTGTCATAAGGCGAATATCAACGCCTTGTGAGAAATCCACCCATGATTTACTATCAATAAGCTGTCCAAGAATATCTTCCCAATCTTTACACGCTATGGGGTTTGGGTCAAGCAAGACAATGTTTTTCTGCCCTCTCCAAAACTCCGACAAATCAGCTACTTTATAAGCCTTGTGCCCTTCTTTTGCTTTAACATTGCAGAAATCACACCCTCTCGGGCAACCTCGGCTCATAAATCCATAGGCAGTATCTTTTGTCAATTCGGAATATAGACTGTAATCGGGATATATGTGTTCTATCTCGTAGGAAAGTTGAGAATCATTTTCTTTGTGATAAACTTCTTTACCATCAACTAACTTTATACAATATCCACTACCACCCTTTATCACTTCATCAGCATTTACAAAGTATTCGTAATCAGGTGTAAAGCTGAATACTTTTGACATATATATTTTGTCCATAGGTGGAAAGGGAAAACCATGTTGTGTTGGTATGTACCATTCCACGCTATCTCCTTGCTGTTTATGCCATGCAGACAACTTCATCAGTGGTAAATTCGGGAAATTATGGCTGTCAACATCTATCAATCCAATTCTAATATTTTCACCCCTAAATCCTTTTTCAGCTCCTTATCAGGTTCCCAATTCCAAAATCCCTGCCTGCCTTTTGTTGGTATTGGTTTTGGCAGCAGCTTAACATTTTCCAGCTTCCATGCATACCGCCCCAACGTGTAGTCACCAAGAGCTAGTTCGTCCTCTGTCAATGTAGTAATATATTCTGATGTTATCTGAATACAATCCACAAGATCGGCGATAGCAAGTACATAACCCATAGGAAAGGTTACAGGACCATCAATTATCTCTGGCAGTTTCATTCGTCTAATAATCACTTCTCGTGCTTCGTCGCTCATGTAGAGGTTGCTCCATGTATGATGTATTGCCTTCATGGCAGAATGAATCGCAATCTGTCCCCTGTATTTCGTGGACCAGCTTCTTGTCTCATTCTTCTTTATACCTGCCGCCACAGCTCCTGCCCATGGCTGCCATATTGTTAATGCTTTCATATGTCACTTTCTCCTTACTATGTATGACGATAGTTATAAATTCCTGTAATACAATTATCAACTTCTTTGCGGTTATTGGCGGTAGGGTTCAGGTAATGGTTGCCATGCAATAACCTTAAATTTTACCCCTCTTTGCCCACCATTCCATTTTCCGTCAACAGTATGCAGCGTTTTTGTTTTTCTTTCCCCGTTCTCAAATTCCACTGTGACGTTCACATCATCTGAAGTTTTCTCAAACATTGCGCTATCCCACTTTTCGGTACCTTTTAACTTCGCAAACATACTGTCATGTTCTTCTGGTAAATTCTTCCCATCACCGCAGTATATCCACCCGCTGCAATCCTCTACTGACTGCTCCATATTTACTACTTCTGATTTTTCTGTACCACTTCCCCATTTCAGATGTTGACCACATCCAGGACAATAAGCATATACATGACAAACTGGCTCTCCGCAAATAGGGCAGATTCCTTCATCATAATCTTCATGTTCCTCATATTCTAACGGTCTTTTAGGAGTTGTCGCCGCCAGCTTTGCGGATAAGGCTTCTATGGTGTCGGCGGCTTCTCTGAACGCTTTTACAATTCCGTCAACGGCGCACCCACTTTTTTCAAAAATATCTGCCTTATACCGCAATTCCTTTACCTGTTCGCCAATGCTCATTCTGTCAATCCTCCATAATCTCCACACCAATCAGCACAACTTTATCAGAATGCCCTATATCATCAATGCTTAATTCAGCATTGTATGTATCACAAGGAAATTTATATGTCCTTTTCTGCAATTCCTCCTCCATGACTTCTAAATGCACTCGTGCTTCTATGTCAAAATCTCTGTACGGCTCTAATTGCCTTATTAGCTCTGCTACTTTCATTTCCTTATCCTCTCCTTACCATATTGTCAGACACTTCTTTCTCTTTCTGTACGGTCTTTAAATCCAATACCCTTCAGCATTTCCGCAAATTCCTCAATCGTTGGTTTTAGTCCCTCAATCTGAATCCTGCCCATAAGGTCAATCAGTTCCGGCATGTGACTTAATACTTCCCATGAATCATCATAGGCTTGCAACTGGATTCCGACATTATCCCAAACAATTTTAAATTCCCCGATACAGCCGCCGCTTTCGCAGTACATGCCAACGTATATGTGTGGCTTTCCTAAAACTATATCTTTGTCCCATGCTTCAAACGGCATATTAAAGGCTTTTATATGTTCTTTCATACCTCTTATCTTATCCTTTCTATCCCTTTCGCTCTCCGGTATGGCTTGCTGTATTCTTTGCCGTGGGTGATGGATTGGTTACGGCTCATGATATGGCTCCAGCAATTCACGCCATGCTATCACATCAGCTTTATTTTGTGACCAATTTTTTACGCCGTTAATGTTAGAAGTAACAGCCCTTACGCACACATTACCCTGTTTATCACAGACAAGTACAGGTCTTCCTACTTCTGGCATTCTCCTTTTACATGGAATCCACTCTTCGCTATAATCTTTTCTTGACTGCTCCATATCTGCCAGCTTTGCGGATAGAAATTCTATGGTGTCGGCGGCTTCTTTTATTACCCTGTCTTTCTCTTTGTGTGGTGCTCCATATTCGTAAATATCCCTCAATTCCCTTATCTGTTCGTTAAGACTAGCTTTATCTTTTTCCACCACTTCAAAGCACTTTTCCAACCATTCAAATAAAAAATCCAGATTATAAGAACTATACCCAACATGAATCTGCCCATCTGACAAATCACGGTATTTTATTTCATAATATGGTTTCTTCTTTGTCCCATGCACGACAATTTCCGCACTCGATACTCTTATCTTTTCTATCCATCCGTTCAATACTTCACTCATTTTTTTATTTCCCTATCCTTTCTTTAATTTCAATGCAGCTTCTTCTCTGATAAGGAAAACTGTTTTTCCCCATTCACAAACCGACAATGTAATAGTTTCCTCACACCAATCTTCGGGACTTAAATCATTTTCTGAATCTGGTTTCCTGTATGGAAATATTTTTTCATTAGCATCAAGCGTAAATACTATATTTCCGTCTGCTTCTATCTGCACTCCGCAATTAATGCATTCGACAATTTCATCTTCAAAAATATAGTAAACGTAATCTCCACTGCTTTCATATACTTCTGTACAGGACAATTTTAGAATTTTCCCTTGTTCCTCTAAGTCCTCGTATTCTGCCAGCTTTGTAATGGCTGTATCAATATCACAATCTATAGCATATGGCGGCGCCTGCTCTGCTGTTGTGTTTGTATACTTCCCATTTGTTTTGTATGTTAATCTCTCCATATCTCCCTTTCCCTCCACAATCTCCCAAAAATCTAATCTCTCTGAATGACCTCAAAATCGTCTATATCTTCTATGTCCTCAACGTCCTCTATCTCCATATTGCCTTGCACATCCTCATCAACAATCACATAAGCTGTGCAGGACATTTTTACTTTAACTTTTCTCTTTCTACCATATAGTAAGTTTCTTCGTGTAATACTTGGTAGGTTATGGAGTATCTCTCCAATCAATAATCTGCCCGCACTTTGACCAGTATTCTCCATTCAGTTTTGCAACACTTTTCCGCAATTAGGGCAAGCGTAACTATAAGATATTTTCTTACCTCTTTCCATCTTGACCAATACTTACCTTTACAACTTCTCATACTTTTCATTCTTCGCCTCCAATCTTTATAAAGTCCTCCAACGTCATCTGGCTATCCTCAGACGCAAACCTTGCTTCAAGGTCATGTATCGTTGTTCCATCTGGCCGAAAAGTTTTGGGACTATCCCTGTCAAGACGAAGCATGACTTCCCATTTGTCAGGGTGGTTTTTCCTCAAATCCCTCAACTGATTAAGTGTTTGATAATGGCAAAACCAGCAACCATCTCTCGAAAAACTCTCATAGATTGGACTTAATAAATCATTCTTCTTGCACCACTCATAACAATCTTTTTCTGTCAATCCTGCTTTTACAAGAGGATACATGTTTAAGTTTGTGCAATTTATGATTTTCTCCTGCCGTTCGGTTTTCTTTTCATCTGTCGCATATCCGATATACCAGAAACTTTCTCCTAACTGTGTTTTGTACTTCTCAATGGCAGACATTTTTAAGTCGCTGTTGCACCATGCCCCACGCACAATAGGAAATCCGTATATCTTTCCTCTGTTCTCTTTCTTTGCCCTTTCTCCGCGGACTTGATAAAATCTGTTTTCGTAGGTCAAATCTGCCCTTAAATGCTTTATCTCAAATCCATATCTGTTCTTTATAATTTCGTCTGCTTTCTGTCTAAATTCCTCAACTTCAGGATAATAGGCAGAAATTGTATTGTTAAACATAACATCAACCGTTACAATTTCATCGAGTGGAAGTTTCAAAACATTTAAAACAACATCTATCGTTTTAAGGTTATCCTTCCCATAACTGCAACTTGCAATAAATTTCACAACACCACGCTACAAATACCGTATCGTGGATATACATTCGTTTGCTCTTATACGACAATAAGAGTTTCCGCTTACTGCCTTATAGCCACGGTGTTATATTTTCCTGTACCACACCTCAATCACTCGGCACAAACCCGGTTTGCCGGGATTCGTTATTCCTTTCCATCAAACATTTCTGAATATGCCTCATTCATTTTTTTCATAATCCCAAAATACAACCTTGCACAACTTTGAGTTACAAGTTTATTACCTTCTATTTGCCTTTTTAACCTTTTCAATCTCCGTGAGGGAAGGTGCATTAATACATTTCTTCATACCCTCATATAATTCTTTTGCTCCCACATTGCCTCTCTCCACTTCATCTGCCAGGTGGCGTAGAACCAATACAATTAGTCCTGCGTCCGCCTTTGCATATGGAGATATGGCACTGATAATCTTTTCGGAATAATGCTGCAAACCTTTTTCAACCAGCTTCATAGCTTCTGGCGTCTTTCCATCAGCAATCAGCTTATTTCCACGATCTACGTAACTGCTCATTCTCTCTTTCTGAAATGCCATAATTGCCTCCTATTCTTCGTCTATATTAACATAAAATCTTTTCCGCACTTCCAACAATTATATTTTGTATGAAGATCAATGTAATGCCCTTCTGCCCAATTTGGACTTCTCCACATATCTTGCCTCCCGTCATTTTTTCATTTCATCAAACAGCCCTGCCCATCAACTTTGCAAATCGTTCTTTTAAGCGTTCTGGAATAGGCGATGCACTCTGCTCGGCAATTTTTCTTTCCTCGCTAACAGATAACGTCTCCTGATTAGTCTGGATTACTGGTGTTTGTTCATTTGAATTGCCTGTCAGTTTTAAAATATCTGGTGGAAGTTTTTCCAATGTCTTTTCTTGGGATAACTCTGCCCGATATGTTCGCATGAAGTTAGACTGTGTAACGTTCATCCACGTTCCATCAACGTCCTCTGCCATTGCCCATTCACGAAGCTGTCCAGGACTTACAACAGCTTTCTGTACTACAGGTGGTAGTTTAGCAAATTCTTCCTCCGAATGATAAATGGAATTTCTCATTGCTTTTAATACAAGTCCCCATGCTGCCATTTCGTTAAGCTCCTCATTGCCAATAAATAACTGTAATTTCTCAACAATCTGTCCAATGCTGGGCGCAAATCCACTTGTATCAGAAAGTATATATGCTTTCAACGCCATATTAACCTGCTCGTATGTATATCTACCCAGCATATCTGTCCATACCTCCACAACAATATCTACATTAATTGGCTTGTAGTTCGGATACGTTGCCATCATTACAGCTATGACTTTTTTAACTTCTGTTTTGGTCATTTTCTTCATCCTCCTTTATACTGTTTAAAAGATACTCAAATTGTGACTGACGATTTTCAGAACCGCCATCCCTTGATGACGAATTGTCATCATTCAACGGAAATAGCCCTATCCAATTACGAAAAATAGACTGTTCCAATATTTGAATAGCAACTTCATTATCGCCCTGAGATAACTTTTGCAGCTTGCTCATTGCTAGACTGATCGCTCTATCAGTCATAGACTTTTTCATCTGGTTTCGCATATCCAAAAAATCCATAAAAGTCTGATTGAGTTTTTCATCATTAGGGTAATAAATTTCTACCTTTGATTTTTTAGGTATCTTATTTTTGCCTTTACTATTATTTTTACTATTATCTTTACTAATATCTTTATTATCTTTATTAAGATCTCTATTATTGTCTTTACTATATATATCAGTAAACGAAAACGTTACCGTTGTATCCATACCATTTGCATACGGTATAGATACCGTATCTGCATTAGATCTAATTTCTAGTAAATAACGCTTAAATTCCTTATCTTTAACTTCCCTAATAGATTTGTCTAAACCCGTTAAAAACTTTTCGCTTTTAGTCCAATTGTATTTATACCAGTTCAGGAGAAGAATTTCTTTACTTTCTTTTGAATAGACAATTACTTTATGAACCTTTTCAAATCTTTCAATCAGTCTTTCTATTGTATCTCTGTTATATCCTGTTTGGTTTGCAATTTGCTTCAAACTAACTTCATAGCATCCACATAAATTTGTCTGTGGATTTGTAAACAAATATAGATAAAAATACTTGTCTTCTGGTGTAAAATCATCTGCCACTTTATTATCTGTCCAAAATGACAAATGAACATTTCTGTATATTGCCATTTGCGATTTTTCACCTCTTTTCTTTTTGCATATATGCATCTCTGTGACGCACTATTTGGCGCGGAGAGCGTTTAAAAGTGCTTTTAGGTAAAATATAATGTCTAATACTTTTTCGCTCTCTACGGGGCTATTTCAGCCTTTATTATCATTTCGGTTCTTTACATTTCTTCTGGTTCTCCAAAATAACGCTTATATACTGTTTCATGTATTCCAGATGGATATTTATTCATAAATGCATGTGCCTCTTTCTGGCTTAAAACTTTATATTCATCATCTCCTGCTAAATCATAAGTTGTCTGTAAAATAAACGTTTTGCCTTTTGCATAATATAACCGCTTTGTCTGTGTATTGAAGTCAAAAAGCGCTCCTTTTCTGCTGATTACTGCCTCACATAACAAATCCTGATTGGACAGAACATACTTTTTCCCGTTAATAATTATGCCTGCCATACTGCCGCCTCCCTGCCTCTCAAAAGAGCCACATTGTCAAGAAGTTTCATTGCAGTTTTAAATCCTGCAATAAAACCGCTCTCCTCAAACTCAACGGCAACATTCATCATCTTGTCATACAGCTCACTCTGTAGCTTAACATTGTCGGGAAATGCACCTACACAAAACTGGTCATACATATCAGCTTCTGTTTCAGCAGCAGTCGTATGCCTTGGCTTATCTTCCATACTTTTAACATACTCGCAAAATAACTCTGCGATAGCAGCGTCTCTGCTTTCTGGGATTGTTCTTGAAACTTTCATGGTACGACTCTCCTTTCTCCTCTTATTTCCCCAAACTTTCAAGCGTCTGCTGTGCGTTTATGATTTCGATTGTTTCAGCCAGTACCAGCGGCGGCACATAATTCTGGATAATCATAACCGCTGTATTGGTCTGGTTGCGTTTAATGGCTTTATAAGTGGATATGCCGCCAAACTGCCGCCTTAACTCCCTGTGTAAGTCGGAGTAGAGCCGCCCTCTAAGGCTTTTGTCCTGATAAGCGTTACTCTGCTTGCCGCCCAGACACTCCACACCACGTTTCTTTACAGCAGATGTGATAAGGCTTTCTTCCACGCCGAGGATTGGCATATCGTTCTTGAACTGCTCCAAGTCTGCTTTGACGGAATCAATCTTTGCTTCCAGTTCAACGTGACCTTGTGCCAAAAGCTGAATTTGCCCTTGTATGGTGGTCGGGAATTGCGGCGTTCTGTTCTGTCGGTCAAAATAATTATCTTCCAAATAGTCAAATTGCTCCCATGCCTTGTCTGTGCCTAAAATCTTGCAATGGCGGCTTGCTCCCCGACGTGTCCAGAGGTAAGCAATAGATGTTGTGGTAGGCAGTCCGCTTTCAGCGGACACCCTCATAAACTCTTTTAATTCTTCACCTTGCAATACAAAATAGTGTTTTCCCTCTGTAAATCTGTCCTTATTCCTTGAAAAATTATTAGAAACATTTTTAGTAGTAGTTCCATAGACTTCTGCAAGCTGTGATGTGGTAATAACCACTTGACCGCCCCACTCAACGAGCGGTTGACTGGAAATGTCTTTGATTTTGTGCATAAAATAAAAACTCCTTTCAAATTGTTCTTGAAAGAAGCTTCCCATTCTGATATGATAGATTTATCAGATGGAAAACTTCTGATATCAATAATAGAAGTTGCAAACTTTGGTTGGGGAGCAACTTCTATTTTTTATTCAGTTCATTCTTAATCAGACCAATTCCTTTCATTATAGTGTCTGTTCTGGAAAGCTGTAATTGTTTTGCGCAGTCTTCAATATCCTGCTTTTCTGCCTTTGTGAGACGAATATTAAGCTTTTCTGTACGTGATACATCTTGTAAAGGTGGGCGTCCTGTGCGTGAAGACATTTGTTTCCCTCCCTTCTTTTGTCCTCGCATAATTTATTATATATTATGGGCGTACATAAGTCAAGCACTATTTTCAAAAATTTCCTGTCCATGATTTTAAGGTAGCTGGCTAATTCGCCGAGGGATATATCAGAGGGGTTGATAATTGTTAGTTCGTCCTCCATCTCATGAAAACGGTTAATGTACCGCGCGGTGAACTCTGTCCCCTTCTGTCCTGTCAGTTTGTGGGCAATGAACTCGCAGCCCTTCTTTGTGACAAGGTAGCAGGGCATTGTCTTATTCTGTTCTGTGATATAGGTTTATTCTGTGAAGAAATCGGAGAGTCCAATTTTGGCTTCTCCTAATTGGGACACATAATTCCGAATATCTCTCAATAATTTAGAATGGTCTTTACCAACCATCTGCGATACCTCAATAGATGTAAGAACCTGTCCGATTTTAGACATAATGATACCTCCTATGAAAAATATGTTGATTTTCCCATAAGAGGCTGATATAATAATACTTGTCAATCTCTTGTGGGATTGGTGCCTTGAGTAGTCGTATCGGGTCGTCAAACTGGAAACGGCTACTCTTTTAATTTTCTTATTCCTCGTCTGATAGCTTCTGCTTTTTCGACTTTCTCTTTCTCACAATACTCTTTCAGTATTTCTGAGTGTTCCCTATCAAGCCTTACAGTTACCTGTTCAGATTTAGGATTGTCAGACTTTGGTCTGCCCATTTGTGACATATTCTTTTCACCTCACTTTTTGAATGTCACTAAGTATAGTATAGTTTATGAATGTCAAAAAGTCAATACCCAAAATAAAAAAAACAACAGATTTTTTCTACTGTCCTTTTCTCTTTAAGTAACACTCTATCATTTCCTTTCAATGCCCATACAAAATCAATATATTTTTGTCAATAGTTTTACTTACGGCTTTATTTTATTGGCACTTAATGATATACTCATAATTAAAACACTAGGAGGTATACCATGAGTATTTTTGATTTCTTCCATAAAAAGCAGACTATTCCACACCATACTTGTGAAACCATTAAACGACAAATACAGATTTTAACAGAAAGCATAAATCTTGTGAACGATTCCTGCGATGTCCAAACTGTTTTGAAACAATATGATATCACCTGCCAGACATTAGAACATCTGTCAAAATATACAGATGAAGAAATGCAGGCAGCGGGTTTTAAAACTCTCGGTTCATTATCAGAATCCCTTTCTAATATATTAGCTGATAAGGAAAACATTATCAATCAAGCCATACAACGAAACTTTGACAAGGAAATTGATTCACTTACTACAACTGATGGAAAAGCAAAGGCTCTTGACACTTTGTATAACTCCATACGCATCATGGATGGACTAGATAGTGTAAACATTTCTTTTTTAGATGCCCTATATCAGGAGCGAAAAAACAATCTTTGTATAACAATACAATTTGGACAGTTCACGCCTCTACCAAGTAAACAGTTCAAAACACAAACTGGTCTCGACATTGAATCAGAAGAATATGTTCAATTGTCAACATCTGGTGACGAAAATGTATGTCCCATGTGCGCACAATTTGAAGGAAAAATATTCCCTGTTAATGATGCCCCGAAACTTCCCTTGTGCCCAAGTTGTGCATGTGCCTATATGCACTACTATAAAAATGATTTACCAAGTAATGTAGTAATCAGTCATAAGAATGATTTTATTTTGCCATCAAAACATACCCCTTTATTTTATAAGCATCAGCAGATCATTTATAATGAACCTGACATTAACAAACAAATACGCTTATGTGAAAACGACTTAAATAAATTATCTGAATTTATGACACCATATATTAATGCTAATTTTAATGCCCCACAAGAATTGGTTTGCAGAGATTTGCTTCCTGAACTCTATATGCGGCTTGGAAAATGGGACAAGGCAGAAAAAGCAATCAAGCGATGCATTGAAGCTAATGCCTATTATCCTGATAATGGTTCTGAGGAACTTCTTTATTTGGCTACTTTTCGCAAAGTCGCCACACAGGCTATTTCTTACATAACACAGAATCCTGGATGTCTTCAGCGAAACATTTATAAAGCATTACCCTATGAAACAGACGAAAAAGAATGTTTAAAACATTTTCTTCGAAACAGCCTATTAATCACCAAAGAAAAATTTAATAATACAAACAAACTGTATATCCCAAAAGCATAAACCTATGTTTGTGCTTTCGGTACTTCATTTTATCGTAATAATTCTTCTTTGTCATTATTTACAAGATTTAAAAGAGCCACTTGCAAAACAAGTAGCTCTAATTTTCTATAGCCTCAATACTTCTCCAGCACAGCTAGTAAAATTGGTACTTGCACTAAATTGCCTGATATGCTATCAAGTACATATGTTCCATTTTCTCTTTTCAATACAAATTCAATCAATTCTTCTCCATTAGTCTGTTGAAACTTTAATCCTATTTTATTATATTTGATTTGATCAACGTATACACCAAGTCCGCTCATTGAATTTAAACATTGTTTATATACTGCCTGTACACCCTCCGAAGTAGCCGAATAAGGTTCCTGGGAAACAAGTTGCAAATATTTTTCCCCATCTATAAGCACTAAACAATCCTCTCCAAAATATGTTGCTGCCCATGCCCTAGCAAATGAATGTTTTCTATCTTCATCTAATTTTTGTGTTTTTTCATCTAGCAATTCTTTTTTCGTTTTTTCATAATCCTGTTTCAACGTTTCCAATTGTTGACGTGAAGCTTCCAATTCTTCCTCCAGTTCATTTTTTTCTGTTTGGAGCTTATCATAATCCTTTTGTGATACACCACACCCTACACATGTTCCAAAAATGATACAGCACATAATTACTATAATTTTTATTTTTCTCATACTCATATCCTCCGTTTTTGGGATATTATAACATGTAATGTAAAAAAATGGAATAATATAGTACAAAAAAAGAAATCTGCTGCAACAGATTTCCTCAATATGATTTAGAATTTTACAAATACTATTTTGCCACCTTTATAATCAAAAATGAACATTTATATTATCTGTTATAATTGTTCGCACTTACTTCCAAGACATCTGCAACTTCTTCTTATTCTTTGCACAATCCGATAAATACAGATTGATAAGCGTCTGGTATGGTATGCCCGATTCCTCGCTCTGCACTTTGAAAAAATCCACTGTATCGTTATCAATATTTATCGTTATCTGCTTTTTCAACCTTTTTACATATGGGTTCTTCCTCGGATTCAAACTTTCAATATCATACTCCTCTTTCATTGATTTCACCTCCTACATATCTGTTATATGTTTTTATTTCACTTTTGGTTGCTTTCCTTGCTGAAATGATTCTGATGATGTTATCATCGCCACGGTAGCAATGACTCACAATGCACAGGTTTTCATGTTTGGTAATTCCAAGTATTAGGAACCGCTCTTCCTCCATAGAGTGTTCTGGGTCGTCAAACATGATTGCATCATCATCATAAAATACCGTTGCCGCTTCTTCAAAATCAATTCCATGCTTAGCTTTATTGATTTTGTTTTTATTTTCGTCCCATTCAAAACTTATATATTCCATAATTGTATTATAATTATTTAGTAATTATTTGTCAATACCCAAATTAAAAAAGACAGCAGTTTTTTCTACTGTCCTTCTTTTCTTAGGAAGCTGGCTAACTCACTTAATGAGATTTCAATGTATCTGTTGTATCATTTATTCAGTTGTCACAAAATTCAGTATAATCAATTTGAACTTTTACCATATTCTAATAACGCCGCCAATGGACGACTTCACACCGATGCGTCCAAACTCCGAACAATCCGGCATTTTCTTATTAATCACATATGCCAATGCCTGCCCTTCTTCCAAGTCCTCACGATCTAACTCCCACTCGGAATTATCCCGCTTCACATACAAAAGGCTATATAGATCGCCAATGTTCGTAAGCTGGTGGATAACATGATAAACAACCACCTCATGTTCCTTCTCGAACTCATTTACCATTGCCTGTTCCTCATCATCTAGCCAATACAAAATTCCCATATGTTCCGACTTATTCAGCTTTTCTTCTCCCTTAAACTCATTCAGCACATTCTTATGCACCTTCAAAACTTCCAGTCTCTTTACTGCCTCTGCTCTTGTTTCCTCAATATTTCTTACTGCCATATACATTTCCTCCTGTTTTAAGTTGTTCTACTGATATTTAACTTATACGCATCACAAATGGAAAATTCGAGTTTATAAATAGTTTTGCTAAAATTTGGAATTTTCTATTTTTCCCCCTATCTTGCTACTTTTCGACAATCGCCCGATTGATACAACCATCTGACCGCCTACTGCTTCGCTTAGTTTAGGTATTTGTTTAGCGTGAACGCATCGTAACACTACCTGCTGGAGTGTCAATAGTTTTATAGAAAATATTTTTTGGAAATTTCGAGTTTTTTCACAGATTTATCCACTATATCCACAAATATATATGTCTTTATATACGATTACGACCATAATGACAGTACGAGCAATAACTTTCCAGCAAATTATTCTATGAACTTTTCTTGTGACTACCTACCGGATTGTCCTGTAAACATATTTGCACACAATAAAAAAAGACTTATTCTTAAATTTGATGAACAGGTCTTTTCTTAAAAATATTGTGAAAAATCCGCGTTTAAATGACTTTTATAATTATGGTCACACTTGTTTAAATGTCTGACGTGTATTTTTACCTACAATACCATCTACCGTAAGTCCTAACCTGCGCTGTGCTTCTCGGATTGCCATATCCGATTTAGAACCAATGACACCATCAATTTCAGATTTGTCCAGCAATCCAAAACGCCACAGACACCACTGTACCCATTTTGCACCTTCTCCTTTTGTGCCTTTCCTTATATTCGTTGTTGGTTCTTTATATGGGTTACTTTCTGGTGTTATCGCTACATTTGTTGGCGCTGTTTTCACACCAAGCCGTTCATTCACTTGTTCTGCAATATAACTATGCAGATTATACAGGTAGTTCCCTGGACAGGCTTTCGCTGCAAAATCTCTATGTACAGTCATATTGCAATCATGCAAATGATTTATTCTATCTGTTTTATTTGTGCTCCATACTAACTTTTTAATAGAATTTCTCTTACAAATATCTGTTACAAGTTCAATCAAGCTTGCTATAGCCATATTGGATACATGCCAATCGGGGGCTCCACCATCATTTGCAACTTCAATAGTAACTGCTCTATGGTCATTTTTCGCATTCGACGATGCCCATGACCTGTCTTTTTCCTCAACATACAATGCAATTCGTCCATCTGTTCCTATTCCATAATTAGAAGATGCTTTTCTGGAAGACGAAGCAAATACATTTCCACATGTTTCAATAGATAGATTCCCTGCCATACAGTGAATTGTAATAGTGTCAATTTTATGATTCCTTGGAGATGTCTTATTGGGACTTATTTTTCTATAAACTACCAGCGGACTATTGGTAAATCTCATTTCTTTTTTCCTCACTTTCTTATATCTGTCTAATCTCGTTCAAAAAAATAGGGTGGCAAATTGCCACCCTGAACTATGTTTCATTATAATAATTTCAAATCTACTCCTAAACGGTCTTTCCTTTCTTCAGAAAAACCGCTTACAAAATCTTTGACAGCCTTATTTCTCTCTAACATTATCCTCATTTCCTCAAGAGCATCATCAACCATCATACTTACTATTTCAAAGCTAATTGTATTTCTAAGCCAGGGAAACTTTGTGATAAACATATCGTAAACATATCTTAGCTTCAGTTTGCCAGTGCCAGAACCTAATTCTTTTTCAGCCTTCGTCACAGCCCATAGCATCCATTCCTTTAAGGACTTTAGTTGTTCAGTACTTGACTTTTTAATAAAGATATACACACTATATCCAGCTCCTGCCAAAATAGCGGTAACTGCAACCATCACATACCAGTTGTTAATGAAAAAATCCATAACTTCCTCCTATTCTGACATGTTTTCTTCAAAACTATTGTCACTCTGCTTTTCCATGTCTTCTTGGTACTTCCTATCTTCTAATTCATACTGTCGTTCTTTCTGTCGCTCTTTTGTTGTCTTAATCCACCCCATGATGCCGCATTCCCCTCCACACACTGTAAACACACAAGTGCATAAGGTATCTGGGATTGCACCAGTGATGTAATATAAAACCAGCATTATAACAATAAAAGCAAGCAGAAATACAGCAATAAATATTAGAATAATGTCCATTGTTCTTTTCTGTTTCTTCACTCTACCTGCCTCCTATAATCCAATTTTTGCAAAAACAATGGCGAGAACAGCACCAAGTATGGCAGTACCAATATATGCCATTGCCTTACGCCATTTCTCGCCGTCTCTATTTTCAATTTTTGCCAGACGGTTGCTTTGTTGTTCTTGAACTTTCAGCATGTTTTCCATATTATCAGCCAGCTTTTGTGTAGCTGCTGTTAAGTTGGAAATCTCCTTAATACTTTCTTCCAAATTATAAATACGGTGATTCTGTCGGTCATTTTCTTCCTTGAGTCGGTCATTTTCCGACTCCATCAGCTCCTTAAATTGCTCTAATTCTCTGTGTGTTACTGGATTATCCATTCCTTTTTCTCCTTTCTTCCTTTTTTGCGCATAAATAAACGCATATCAACACCAAATTTCTCTTTTGGTGTTGATATGCGGTCATTTAGGGCAATAAATAGTAATTTAGCAGGGGTATATTACTTAGGTACTGGCACCAGTTTTGATATAAAGTCTAAATTTCCTGACAGTTATCAAAACTTTACAGTAGATAATTTTATTGCTGGCGGACTTTCGGGCAACGTTGTAGCCACCAAGTCTTATACAGATGGAATAAGTGGTGTACCTGTAGCACGCGCCAATGGTTTTAGTATTAGTAAATCTTATAATGCCCAGACAGGCGTATTAGAAATAAGCGGCAATACACAGCAAATTAGGCAAGGATATGATAAGGCTGTTAATATAACATACGGAAATGCAGCACAAACGATACAGACAAGCTGTTGGTTAGTTATAGGAGAGATTCAGCAACCTTAA